TCCGCGTACTTCGCGACGGTCGCCTTCATGTCCTCCAGATAGTGCATGGTCAGGAAGGTGACATCCTCCGAGTTCATGCCCCTGACGGTGAAAAACCCGCCGCTCTTGCCCACCGCGATCCGGGTGGTCTCGATCTCAAAATTAACAGCCATATCGACTCCTTGGCATAGAAAAGGGGGCGACCCCGGATGGAGCCGCCCCCTGATAGGTCTCCGGGAGAGGAGAACTTACGCTGCGACCGGGCGACCGTCAACGTAATGCTTCTCGTAGCCCTCCTTCTTGAGGACTTCGCCCGTGAACGACATCTCGCTCCACGAGTCGGCCTTGAACTCGTAGTCGCCGTCCGGGGACAGTTCGACGAGGGGCCAGTAGTCATCGCGGTTCTCGCCCGCCGTGTTGTCGGCAATGTAGCGCAGCGCGCCACGGATCGTCTCGCCCTTGGAGATGATGACCGTGCGGGAGTGCGCGGCTTCGTCGAAGGTCACGATGATCGCGTCCCCATCGGCGATGTCCGGGGCATCCTCACGAATGAAGATGCGGCCCAGTTCGGTATCGACCTCGTAGTTGGCGTTGATGCCGCCGGGGCCGGTTGCTGCCGGGATCGCGACCGGAGTGCTTTCGTCGTCGGTTACGCTGGTGATCGAAACCGAGCGCGCGCCGGTCGGCGACGTGGGCGACATGCCAAGCTGATACCAGCGACCGCGCTTGACGGTGATGGTTTCCACGACATCGGACTGCGCCGAGACCGCCAGTTGCTCGGCGGTGCCCTTCCAGAGCAGCGCGAGGTTTTCCGGCTGGATGTCGTCCGTGGTGAAGCCGACCGTCTGGTCCGACTGAGTGACGACCGAAGCGTCCTTGGCGCGCTCCTTCTCGTCCGAGGAGTAATGCTCCTCGCGGGTCTCGTCGGTCGAGCCGGTCAGGCTGGTCGTGTTGCCGATGTAGTATTCGCCGGTCGTATTGCCGTCGTCATCGAATCGGTCGAAGTAGAGCTTACCAGCCCCGAGCGTGTAGTTCTTGGTGCGCGCCATGGTATCATTCCTCCTGCACAAAGGGCATCGTAAGGTCAGTCACGTTCCCGACTGAGATGGGCATATAGAAGTACGCGGCGTCTGATACAGTATCTTTGCCCGGTCGCACAATAGGAATCTGATACCGGACATCTGCAATCAGGTCGCCGAGCCGCCATTCGCCCGGATAGAGACCCCCACGGCCTCCGTTTTTCTTCTGCGCGGTGATACGGGACATCCGCATCTGTGTCCACGCCAGAAGCGAGTACGCCGGATCAAGCGGGTTGCGCTGATCGTCATCGGCAAAGCCTTGAATGAGAAGGGTCCAGTCCTCGTCCTGCACGAGATCGTTGCCCGCCCCGTTCGGATCAAGCTGGCGCGGGGCCTCAAGGATCGCGAGAAATGGGTTCTTCACCTCGTCCCCGAACTCCAGCCGCCCTCGGAATACGCTCTGGCTGAGATCGTAGGGGCAGACCTCTCCTGCCATCTGAGGCGGCAAATCGGTCCATGCTGGGGTGATCCCTTGCAGGTGCTTCGTGAGCGCCTTCATGATCGCGAGCTTCTTGGAAATCATTTCACGTCCTCACTTCTTGCCGCTGAGTCGGACGTACTGCCGGATGAACTCGGTCTGGAGATCATCGGCCACGGCGGGACTTTCGGCCACGCTGACTTCGCGGAACACCTGATCCACGGAAGGTCCATACAGCAGATAAAGGTCCGGCGCTAGTTGGACGCCCTGACTGCCCTTCTTGCGGCCCCTGAGCCGCTGTCCGGGCTTGAGGCGGATCGCCAGCCCGACGTTGAACCCGTCGCTCGTGTCGCCGCCCCGGCGGAGCTTCACAAAGAACGCACCGCCGATTCGCTTGGCCCCGCCGCCGGGATCGACTTTGACCCGGACGCCGCCGGTCCTGCGCGCGCCCTCCGGGCTGTCCTGAGTGAACCGGGCGAGCGACGTTGGCCGGAACCGCGCGACGATGCTGGCCGAGAGATCGTTGTCCGTGGCCCGCTTGACCTGCCCGAATCGGCGCTTGTCCTCCAGATAGCCGCGAGGAAAGGAGACCTCCTCCTTCATCGCCCGGCGCATCCGGGGAACCGCCTTCCGGCTGGTCGTGCTGTTGATGGCGAGCCGTGCCGACTTGCGGGCGGTCTCGGGCTGGGAGGACAGGAACTCCTCTATGTCGAGGAGGTTGACAGCGGTGATTCTGGCGGACATGCCCCGCTCCTTGGTCTAGCCCCGCTTGCGGGCCACGACCCACACTGTCTCGCCGGGGCCGTCTGGGGGCTGCTGGCTGTCCAGTACGAAGGTCAGGCCCTTATACTCCGCAATCGTCACCTCAGCGCCACGGGAGAGCGTCAGGGCGGCCTCTCCGTTCGCGATCAGACCTGCGGATACCTCGGCCACGTTCTCGTCGTGGAAAACGAGCCGGTCGATCCCGTCGATGATCTCGGCGTAGTCTGCGGTCAGGTCGCCGGATCGGTCGAGCTTGTTGTGGTATCGGACGGTCAGGGTCGCCCCTTGGTAGCCATCCGCGAAGATCAGGCCGTCCGGGTGATCCTCGTCTACCAGAGTCGCGGGAACGGCGAGCCGTCCGTGGATGGCCCGCCGCGTCCTCGCTTTGATGTCTGCCAGAGACACCGGGCGACCTTAGAGGCCGCTATCGTCGGCAGGTGCGCCGTCGTTGCCCGCGTCGATCTCGCCAGCTTCATGCTTCTTGGCGAGTTCCAGCAGGTCGGCCTTCTTGGCGTTGCTCTCGAACTCGACCGAGTGGAAGGTCAGATACGCCTTCAACTGATCGACGTTCTTGTCATCCATCGCCTTGTCCTGTCCCTCGAAATCGGGGACCTCGACGACTTCGGGTTCGGATTCCGTGACCTTGCCGCCGCCCTCGTTGATCGGCGAGCGGTAGTGCAGCTTGCCGGTCGAGACCGTCAGCTTGTCGAGCAGGGTCATTTCGTCGTCGGTCAGATCGACGACCTTGCCTGCGGCGAAACGAACACGGCGTTCTTCGCCATCGACTTCGCGGTTCGTGGTGAACGCCACGAGGAGCTTCTTGAGTGCCATTTTCTCGTACCTCATTTCTCTGGGGCTACAGGGCGAAAAGGCCGGGCGCTATGCCCGGCCCTCCCGTTTCAGGTTGCGTTACTCGGGGTCGTGGACCTGCAACTTGAAGCTGTTGTTCGGTTCCATGGGAACCGGCAGCGGTGCCGACTGGCTCAGGGTATATTCCTTCGCCGGGTCGTCGTTCTTCTTGTCCACGATGCGCGGGAAGATACGCATCGCACGGAGACCGGCGTTCGGGTCCTTGATGGCCCCGAAGCACTGGACGCCGCTCAGACGGTTGCCGACGCCGACAACCGCGTTCGGGTCGATGTAGAAGCCTTCCGTCAGGACGCCCGTTTCCGGGTCGCGCTGGTGGAAGTACCCGGCGTAGGTCCAGACGCGCGCCGTGGCCGCGCCATCGTTACCCCGGAACACCGCCTTGAGTTCGGCTTCCTTGTCGGTTTCTGCCGTGCTGAGGAACGGCGAGTCCGCCGAGGAACCGCCGATACGGAAATCCGTGTTCAGCAGGTCCTTGACATCGCTGTTCTTGTAGAAACGCTCGTAGGCCGAGTCGCCCATGATGATGTCGGTGATCCGACCGCCCGAGAGGCGGCGAGCCAGCTTCATCTTCGTGCCGAGATCGCCCAGCGGGTTCGCCGCCGATTCGCCCCAGCGCGCCGTGCCGGAAAGCACTTCGGTCAGGTCGGCATCACGGTTGAAGTCGATGGTGACGCGGGGATAGTCCTCGCCTTCCACCACGACGGACCCGTTGACGAGCGCCTGAGCGCACATCCAGTTGATCCGGCGCTCGATCATCTCGCGCTCGACACGGAAGTTCTCGGCGATGGTCGCGTCATACCGCTGCTGCGGCGTCAGCGAACCGAGCATCGGGGTTTCCCCGGCGCGGCGCTTGAACTGCTGGTTCACGTCGAGGTCATGCTTCGGCTTGACATAGGCGGGCTTGAACGACCGGGTATCGAACCCGCCGCGTTCCATCACGCGACCTTCGACGTGCGGCGCAACGAACGGAGCGAGGATGTAGCGATCCTCGCTGATCTCGTCGAACGCAACCTTCTCGGTCGTGAACGTGATTTCCTCCGGGAAGAACTGGAGGAAGAAAAGCGGGTCGATCTGCTGGCGATTCTGGACGCCAATCAGGGTCATCGTATCGTAAAGTTCAACGGCCATCTGGCGTCTCCTTCGCGGGTCCCCCGTTCACCCATGAACGGCATCGGGAAAATGGTTACTTGAAAATCCCGGCGGCCACAAGTGCCGCCGGGATAAATCGGTTAGAGCAAGTGCTTGACCCGGAAAGGCGCACCGGCCTTTTCGAGCGCGGCGGACTTCTCCTCGTGCGTTCCACTGGCGAGACCAGCGGGCCAGACGAGCAGATCGGGGTTGAAACACGCCTGCACGTAGTAGGGACCCATGACGGCGGCGTTGTAGCCGGTCGCCGAAGTGTCCATGTCCGCAGCCGCCACGCCGACCGGCGTTGCTTCCGAGACATCCGCGTCAACGGCGGTCGGGTCCCACTGGACCAGTTCGTCGTCGGCATTGCGGGCGAGGATCGTGAGGACCGCGACATCGTTACCGGCGGCGAAGGTGCCCGCAGCCGTCTTGATGTCGTCCTCGGCGGTGAAAAGCTGAGTCGGGCTGTACGAGCCTTCGAGCGTCACGCCCTGAGCCATCCAGTCCTCGTTGCTGTATCCTTCAACAGCCATGGTGGAATCTCCTTGTGAAATGATTTCCGTGGAGGTCTGGCTTACGCCTTCGCCTGCTCGAACTTACGGCCCGTCGCCGCCGACTGCGCCCCGAGGATGCGCGATACGTTGTCGGAAACTTCGTCGTTCCCGCCAGCGTTGCTCTTGTCGCCGTCCGGGCCGACCTCAGGGTGCTTGCCCTGATCCATCGCCTTCTCGAACTGCGAGCCGCCCTTGGCCTTGTCGCCGTCGTCGGAGCCGCCCTTGTCGTCGTCGCCCTTGTCGGCGTCGTCGTCCTTGGGTTCGTCCTTCGGTTCGTCCTTCGGCTCGTCCTTCGGCTCCTCCTTGGGAGCCTCGGCCTTCGGCGAAGCGGTGAGCGTGGCGACGGCTTCCTCGACGGTCTGGTCCGTGTTGTAGGCCAGATGCTCGGCGAGACCTTCGCGGCCCTTCGCTTCTTCGTGGGTCATGATGCCCTTGATTCGCGCCTTCGTCTCGGTAGCGACGGCGGCCCGATCTTCGGAACTGATTTCTGCCATGGTTACTTCCTCCTGAGAGTCGTCAGTGGTGGGTTCCTCGTTGCCGAGTTCAGCGACGAACGATGCCACCGCCGTTGTCGGAGACTCCGCCGCGTCGATCAGCCCGAGCGACAATGCTTCCGTGGGCCTCATTACACGAGCTTGCGTTCCCTTGACAACACTTTCTTCCACACCGCGAAACTCGGCCACGGCGGAATGGAACTCAGCGGCGCGTTCGCTGACCATGCCTTGCAGGTACTCGCGGTCCTTTTCGGAAAGCGATTCGTACATATTGCCGCTGGTCTTGAACTCGCCGTCCTTGATGAACTCGGCCTCGATCCCCCACTCGGCGAGCATCTTGGCGATGTTCATGTGGAGGATGTAGACGCCGATGCTGCCGACCGAGCCGGACGGGGCGCAGACGACACGGTTGCACGGGGCCGCCAGCCAGAAGCCGCCCGAAGCGGACAGGCTGTTCACGAGCGCCATGGTCGGCTTTCCGAGCGAATTGATTTCGCGCGCAAGTTCGTCGCACCCGGCAGCCTCGCCGCCCGGCGTGTCGTGATCGAACACGATCAGGTCCACGTCGTCATCGGCAGCCGCAGCGTTCATCTGCTTGCGGATGAAGTCGTAGCCGGTGACGAAGCCCCAGCAGTAGTTGAAGCGGTTAATCAGGATTCCGTGGACCGGGATCACCGCCACACCGTCCTGATAGATGAACGGCTTCCTCGGCCCGTCAGGGCTGTCGTCGTAGCCCCACGCCCCGGCGACCTCAGTTCGCACCTCGTCCCATGCAGCCTGCGGGTCCGTGACCTGCTCCGCCTCGCTCAAGAGGCCGACGAGCATCCGTTCGGCGTGGCGGTCGCTGATAAGGCAATCCCCTGCCGACATGCGGCTGAGGACGGACGCCATAAGGCCGCGCTTACGCAGCTTCGTCATCGGATTCTCCTGTGTCGTCTACCTCGGCGTCGTCAGCGGCGGTCTGAGCGTCGTCAGCCTCGCTCTGGTCTCCGCCTTGGCCGGTGTTGCCCTTATTCGTGTTCAGGTCAAGCACGAGGCCCTTTTCCTCGATAACGCCTGCCTCAAGCGCCTTCTGCTCGAACACCTCGCGCCAGTCCTCGCCGAGGCGAGCGATTTCCGATTCATAGGTCGAGAGGCCCGCCTTGATTCGGAGGATCGCGGCCTGCGTCTCCTTGAGTTCGTCGATCTGGCCCGTGCCCTGACCGATCCACGAGCAGCGCATGAAAGCCTCCCGCATGAGCGGGCGATAGAAGTCATCGCGAGTGAAGCCCGGCGGTAGCGGGACTTCGCCCTGCGCGATCATCTCCTCCAGCACGTTGCCGTACATCAAGTTCGCCATGCGGTCGGCGACGTTCTTCTTCCGCGAGCGCATGGCCCGGCGCGTGTTCTCCGTGGAGAGCTTCGCCGTGGCATACGACATCTTGGAGTAGTCGCGCGAGAACTCGGCATAATCCATGCCCAGCGCCGCCGCTGTATGGCGAAGCAGCGAAGACTCGAAATCAGTTCCGAGGTTGCCGGTCGTGCCCAGCGTTTTCATGTTCAGGCTGGTGCCGGGATACAGATGCGGGATCATCGCCCCGTCGAGCGCGATGTTCTCGGCCCCGGCGAGGTACTTCTGGAGGCCCGCCAGATACGCCCCGATAGCCGTGTTCAGGGCTTCCGGGGTGCTGGCATCGCCGCCCATAGCGACAATCATTTCCGCCGTGGGCATCTCCGATTCGATTGCCGCGCAGTACGTCGCGTTGATGACGGCGTTCTGGAGCGTCACTTCCTGCAAGTGCTTCGTCATCCGCATACGCTTGAGCGCCGCGACCATATCGGCCACGCCGCGATGCTGATCCGGGAAAAGCTGCTCGATAATGTGGATGACCTGCGGACGGCCCCACGGCTTGAGGCGCGGGACATAGGCGAAGTCCAGCATGTCATACGCGCCGGGCCAGAACGAGTTCGGGTGGTTCCGCTGGATGTAGTAGCCGAGGGGCTTGCCCCGTGCATCCACCTTGACCCCGCGTCGGAGGTCCTTCGTGTCGGCCTGCCAGTCCGGGTTCTTGAGCCGGGAAGGATCAACCATCTGGAAGCACGTCTTGAGCGGGCGACCTTGCGAGCGGTCCCACTCGGAGGTCGCGAGGATTTCGCCCGTCATGACGAACCCGGCGACCCCGAGTCGGACCATGCCGGTGAACGTGTTCATGCCTGCCGCGTCGAGGTAGCAGGCTTCGCTCTCGGCGATCAGGCTGAACCGGGCTTCGATGACGCGCTGCGCCTCGTCGGCCCATGCCTTCGTCGCGCCGGGGATGACCTGCCAAGCGATCTTGGAGTTCAGCCGGTACTGCGCGCCGACGATGGAGACCATGTGCGTCTGGATCGCGCCACGGGCATAGCCATCGTTGATGACCATATCCTTCGCCCGGCTGTCCGCAGGCTCCTTGACGCTGTTGATCGCCCGATCCGGCGGGACCGAGGCGACGTTCCAGTTGACGGTCTCGCGGCTGGTGCGCTCAGCGCCCTCCAGCCCGCCGCCCAGCGCGTGTTCTACGCCGCTGCCCTCGTAGATCGAAACCTCCGTTCGACCCCGCCCGGCGAAGTCGAACGCCTCTTGCGACTGTGCGCTCATTTACCGAACCTTTCGACCGAAAGTGAACCGCAGGGGTCCACGGTATTGTGCGAAGGTGGACCCGGTACACTGAGCCTTCTCGTTCTCCAGTTGACGGATGTAGGCGGCTAGGCCGTTCAGGTTCGTCTTGGAGTAGGAAACGCTCTCGCCGTTCTGGTCCACAAAGCGGGAAATTGCCTGCCCGGTCATCAACTCGTGGTGGGCCTGCCGGGCGGAGGCAAGGCGGGCGTCGATAGTCGTGCAATCTGCCATGTAGCCGGTCCTCACGCGATCTTGGAAGCGATTTCCGTGAGGTCATAACTCGTTTTCTGCTTCTCTGCAAACGGTTCAGCGCCGGGCTTGACAATAAACGGATTGTCTGGGTCGGTCGGGTTGGCCCATACCGGCGGCTTGTCCCAGAACGTCGGGCGTTCGCAGCGAATATATTTCGTCATGCAGAGACCGATCGCATAGTAGAGCAAGTCCCATGCTTCGTTGTTTCGGACGCCCGGAGCTTTGACCCAGCCCTTGTCTTTGAGGATTTCGGAGCAGAACTCCTTGAACAGCCATGCCGGGTTCCACTTCGGGATGCGGACCATCCCCTTATTCGGGACCTCGGACGCCAGACGATTGTTCGCCTCGTTCTTCAACTGGTTCGAGTTCAGCATCCAGACTGGCACGTCCCCGCGCGCCGTAGCGAGGTTCTTACGGTCGCTGGCGTCAGGGAAAGTCTCGCGGACCTGCGGCGCGTTCGGTGTGCCCGTACCTTTAAGCAGGAGGAAACGGTTTCCGAGGCCCATGGCCTTGAGCAGCCGCCAGAAGGCGTAAGCGTTCGCAGTCACACCGGCTTTACCGCCAGAGTCGCAACCGATGATGCGGATCGCCATGCGCTCGGCCCGGCCTTCCATCCTGTAGGTCCGCCGGATGACCTGCTCGATCAGAAGGTCCCAGTCCTCCAGATACGTGCCCGGCTTGACCCACTGGATGTCGCCATCCTCGTCCCGGCGACGTGACTTGCGGATGTCGAATCGCTCGACCAGCGCCAGATCGTATGGCTCTCCCGGAATCACGCTCCAGACCTGAACGACGAACATATTCTTCTGAACGTCAACCGTGGCGATCAGGAAGGCCGTCTCGGAAATGATTTCGATCTCGCCGGTCTCCGGGTCGCGCCCGAAGTCCTCGGCCCGAGCCATCATCTCCTCGGGCGTCCGCTCCGCCTCAGCCGCCTTCGGCTTGTACGGGCGGCCCAAGTCCGTGTTGTAGAACTTCCGCAGCGGCTCCTCATTCAGAGTCGCGTCGAACTCCTCCTCGGCTGTCAGGTATGCCGCGACGAGCTTGGGCCAGTTCGTAAAGGCTGCCGAGCAGCCCTCCAGCCAGTAGCTCGCGTACTTAGATCGACGGGGTGTTCCGGCCACGGAGCCGTTCTCGATCCGGCAGCCGTCCGGGAGCCAGAGGCCGTTCTGGGCGAGGGTGAAGCGTTCATCCGGCATTGTGTGGCCGTCGCATACCGGGCACTTCATGCGGACCGTCTCAGCCGCGTCTAGGGCGCTCGCAAACGGGTCCCACTCCAGAAGCTCGAACCGAGGCTCCAGAAACTCTCCGCAGCGTCCGCACGGCATATACCAACGGCGGCGGTCGCCACGGTTGTAGAGCGCGAGGATGCCGGTCGTCGGCGGGGCCTCGTGCGCCGTCTTGGGCGTGTACCGGAAGTCCGTGATCTCGCGGCTGGGCGATGATTCGCAGAGGGTCATCGCGAAGCTGCCATAGGAGGTCGTGCGCTTGGTCGCCAGATCGAAGGGATCGCCTTCGCCGTCGATGTCGTCCTCCATACGGTCGCGGTCGGTCAAGGCGATCCGGGGGATCGGCTTACCGGCAAGCTCGGCCTTCGTCGGCCACGCCAGACCGAGGATCGTCCCGTTCTTGTAGTGCTTGTCGAACTTGTTGTCCGCGTCCCGGCTCTCCAGCAGTTCCTTGCCGACCTTCTCCGAGTCCCGGTGCAGGCGATCAATGCGCCGGTTCGAGAAGTCGCGGGCGTTACCCTGCGTCGGCGAGAAGATCGTCATATCGGACGGCTCGGCGCGGATCGAGAACCCGGCCCAGTTCAAAATGAGTTCCGTCTTGCCGCACTGGGCCGGGCCGACGAAGATCACGGCGTCGAGATCGGGATCGACCAACTTGTCCAGCGGCTCGCGAAGGTACGGGGCGTAGGAGAAGCGCCACGGCCCGACATAGCCGGGCGCGTTGTTCAGGTAGCGTTCCTCCTCGGCCCACTCCGAGGGCTTGCGGTGATCGGGATCGAGCCATATCTGCTCGACGGTCTGGTTCACCAGATCGCCGAGATCGCTATAGCCCGTTATACTCGTCCGGTTCTTCCGAGGGGCTAGGAAGGCCAGTTCCTCCGTCGTCAGCCTGCTCGTGTTCACGAACGAGGAGAGGGCCGTCAGGTCCGACTCCTGCATCGTACTCGGGGCCGTCGCCATATCCTTCAAACTCCTTCATGATGGCCTTCCGACCTTCCACCAGCGCCCCTTCGACGACTCGGCGGACAACTGCTTTCTGCTCCCGGCTCAGACCGGCTTCGCGCTCGATTGTATCGGGCAGCAGGAGCAGGATCATGCGGACGCTGTTGAACAGGACCGAGATCAGCCTGACAACCCGGCTGGTGCGCCAAAGGTCCCCGATCATCTCCTCGTAGGCCGCTCGGGTTTTCTGGGCGCTCCAGAAGGCGTTCTGGAGCATCGGCGGCAGGTCCGAATGGTTCATGTTCATGATGACCCGCTCGATGTCGTAGCCGGGCTTCACGAGCCGCGCAGCGGCCTCCGGGATCGAGTAGATCGGGGTGCCCCGGCGGCGACCGACCGGCACGAGGCTTGAGACCTTGCTGGTGACGACCTTCGGGTCCATCTTGAACATGATCGCAAGCTGCCGGATCGTGGCCCCCTCGTAGATGATCGCCGAGCTTTCCGGGTCGTCGGAACGAACCAGATTCTCGTGACCTTCTTGCTTCCGCGCTGCCGACGCCACTTACAGACCTCCAAATACCTGCCGATAGATGTCATCCAGTACGGCGTCCGGGTTGGGTCCCCCGGCCCACCCCGTCTGGTGCTTTCCGTAGAACCAGATGACAGTGATCGACCTCACACAAGTCCCCACATACGATACTCTCCCCCCTAGTGGCAAGAGAATCGAGTTCAGCTTGTCCCGGACATCTCGCATCCGGGCATAATACCGCAGGTTGCCGGGGTCCGGCTCGCCGTCGTCGATCAGGTCTCGACCTACCATCACAATCCTCCTGTCAGCTTGGTCTCAGCGGCACGGATCGCCGCCATAGGGGTATCCTCCAGCACGAGCGTCTTGATCCCGCCAGCGACCGCCACGAGAGCGACCTTGCCCTGCGCGGTCCAGTAGAACGCCTCGTGCGTCAGCCCGGCGTCGAACAACGCCAGACTCAACTCCAGATCACCTTTCGCGTCGATGTCGCAGCTAGTCGAACGCTTCGGCATAGCTCGGCTCCTTGCGCTCGACCCGCTGGCCGGTGATCTCGGCCCGCATATCCATGATGTACCGGAACAAGGCGTTCTGGGCGTCCTCCTTGGCTTGGAGTCGCTTCACGGCAACCTCGTCAGCCGATCCCTTGACCACCAGCGGCCACGAGCGCACCGGGCGCGTCTGACCTTGCCGGGCGAGGCGCTTGTGAATCTGATACCACTTCTCGTAGGACCAGAACATATCGAAGATCGCGATGTCGTGGCCCGGCCCCTTCTGGAGGTTCAGGCCGAACTCACTTCCTTGCGGGTGGACCGCGAGAAGCTGGTACTTGCCCTTGTTCCATCCGTCCTGCTGGCTCCCCTTGCGATCCATGACCGCCATCTTCGGGAACGCCTTCTTGAGCCGGGCGAGGCTGGACTGCCACCAGTAGACCAGCATGATCGGCTCGCCCTGTAGCTCGTCGATCAACTGCCGCAGTTCCTCGATCTTGTGATCGTGGATTGCGCGGGCCTTCTTCTTGTCGTCGTACACCGCGCCCGAGCAGAACTGGAGGAGCTTCTGGCTGAGGCTCGCCGGGTTGTCGGCGTCGATGAAGTCGTCCGGGATGCCGGTGTCGTCGTAGCTATCCGAGAGGCGGAGGATACGGCTTTCGATGAACTCCTTCTCCAGTTCCCGAAGCTCGGGGCCGAGTTCGATCTTGCGCGTAAGATCGGCCCATCCGGTCGCCACCTCGGGCAGGTGATCCTCGGCCTTCGCCACGAGGCAGATGTCCGCCATCTGGGAGGAGATGATCTTGTCGTGCCCCTTGCGGAGCTTATAGCTGTACGTCTTGCTGTTGTACGTGAAATGCTCGTCGCGCCAGTGCGTAATCGCGTTGCCCCAGAGGTCCCCGGTATCCATCAACCAACGCTGGCTGAATAGCTTCTGGTAGCCCTCGGCGGCTGGCGTTGCCGTCATCTGGATAAACGATTTCAGTTCCCGGCGAAGCTCCCGCATCGCCTTGAACCGCTGGGTATTGTGATCCCCGAGGTCGCTGGCCTCGTCGTAGATCGCATCGTCGTAAGGGCAGCCCCGGCGCTCCTCCTTGAGGACATCGACGAGCCAAGGCAGGGCCTCCCTGTTGATGAAGTGCAGGGGCACGTCAACCCGAAGCTGAGCGCGCCGCAGGCGATCCTTGAACCCCGTGGTGATCGTCCCGGCGGCTCGGGTCGCCTCCTCGGGGGGCAAGCCGTCCGTGCGCGCGAGGCGGGCGTAGTAGGCCGCCAGACGGTCGAACTCGGCGAGGTCCTGCGGCTGGGCGAAAATCGGGGATAGCCCGGCGGTCCAGAAGTCCTCCCACTGGCGCTCCAGACTGGCCCGGCAGAGGCCGACATAGGTGTCCACTTCGTCCGGCTGGAGGCCGCCCTGACGCGCCCGCTGATAGGTGTCCCGATGGAACGCCTTGACCTCCGGGTCGTCGTCCTCGGCTCGGACAAGCTGATAGGGCGTCCCGGCGAGGTGCTGCCACTCGGCAAGCTCGTTGGGCCATGTCTGGCAGGCAACGCGGATCGGCGCGATCACGAGCGCCCGGCGGCTGACGCTGAGGTGCTTGAGCCGCTGCACGAGATAGGTCAGGCCGATAGCCGTCTTGCCCAGCCCCGCGTCGTAGTAGAGGCCGCTGTACCGGTTCAGGTGGCAGTGCGCCAGACCGTCCCATTGATACTGGTGGAAGTTGTCCAGCGTGAGCATGGAAATGATTTCCGTCCTATAACCGCGCCGCCGCCTGCATCTTGCGGACCTCTTGCCAAAACTCCCGGCGCGAGTGCGCCACGATTACAATCTCGCCCTGCGCCCGTAGCTCCTCGTGGCGGAGCAACTGGTGCGGTTCAGGCTCCTTGCCTTCGGCCTTCCACTCGCACCAGAACGCCGGGATGCCGAGACCCTGAGCCTTGTACCAGCGATCAGGCCAACCGTCATGATTGCAGACCATGATCTTGAGTTCGACGTAGCCGAGCTTCCGCCACTCGCTGCTGGTCTCCCGCTCGTCAACGGACTCCTTCCTCGGCTGGTTCCTGATCCGCCTCATAGCCCGCCCATATCCATCGCGCCAAGGTTGACCGGGCACTCCAGCAGCCGGTCGATAGGCCGCACGATGCAGTCGCCCTCGTGACCCCGGACCCAGACAACCCACATGCAGTCCATCAACGGCGACTTACCCCGCTCCTTTTCGAGGAAAGCCGGTCTCCACGTCAGATTCAGTTCCATGTACGGCTTCGTGTCACGGAACAGCTTCTTCCGGTTCTTCGTGTTCCAGTATTGAGCCTTGAGGAGCATCACGGCCACGGGCGCTTCTTCGATGGCCCGGCGGATGAACTTCTCGGCGATAGCAAACGGCGGGTTCGTGATGACGGCATCGTAAGACCCGGCCTGCTCAAACACGGTATCGGGTTCCGTGAAGTCGAAGCCGCCTTGCCCGCCCGTCACGTCCGGGCGCAGGTCGTACCCATCGACCCGGTAGCCGAACTCCTCCAGAGGCCGAACCATCATGCCATCGGCGCAAGCCGGTTCAAGCACGAGCGCGTCCGCCGGGAGCAGATCGGCTATGTGCGGAAGTAGGCTGTACGTGCAGTCGATAGGCGTAGGGTACAGGTCGGCAGGCTTCCGTGCCCACTTCTGCATCGCCGCCGCAATCGCGCCGGACATCCCGAGCGCCGGGCCGCCGTTGTGCCCGAGGCCGGGAACGTCCCAGAAGTCATCGTCAGTATCGCTCATAGTCCGCTCCAGTAGGGGTTGTCAGGGTCATCTGTCGGGAGATCGTCAGCGCCGATGTCCCTGAGATATTGCAGGTGCCGCTCGTAGTCCGGGATGTCGTGACCGCGCTCGTGCGCCACGACGACGGCCCAGAGGATTTCCGTGACATCAACGTAGTCGCCATCGAACCCCTCGAACTCGAAATGCGGGTTCCAGAAGAACGAGTCGGATTCGGGATGATAGACCAGCATCGTCAATCCTTCTTGTAGACCGGCCCCTCATACCCGGCAGCGTTCAGCGGCATGGTACGGAGGAACGGGAACTTCTCTTGGATGGCTTTGGTCATGCAGTGCCGCAGCCCCGGTAGGCCGTGAACGTCGTCGTCCTCGTCCTCCTCGGAAATGATTTCGTCGTGAACGTGGCCGCAGATGAAGTACCCGTCGGCATGGGCCTCCAGCATACCGAAGCCAAGGATGTCGCGGGCGAGTGCCTGCACGAAGTTCTCGATGAACTTGCCGCCATGGCTCTCGATCCGGGTCCACTGATTCGTGACTTGATGCTTGCCCATGTACGAGATGTTCGTGCGCCAGTATTTCCTGTAGCGCCCCTCAGCCTCATACTTCTCGACCCGCAGCTTGTAGTACCACATGGACCGGCCCGAGGGCAGGCCGACGCGCAGGAACGGCTTGACGATCTGGAACTCCAGCGGTCCCCACTTCACGATCTTGCCGCCCGCCGCCATCGCCCGTTCGATGGTATCTTCGATCTGATACCATCCGTTCTTGATCTCGCTGTAGGTTTCCCGGAAAACCTGCACGGCCCGGTTCGCCTCCTCGCGGGTCATCTGGACGCCCATGCCCTCGGCGTAGGCCCAGAGACCCGTTTTCTCGCCGTCACGGAGTTCGCCGCCGGACAGCCGGTAGCCTGCGCCAAGCACGGCAGGCTTCGCCCCGGATCGCTGAGCCTTCGTGACCTGATCGTACTCGACCCCGTACAGAGTCGTCGCAAAATCTCGGTAGGCGCACATGCCGTTGCGGAACACGTTCAGGCCGCGCTCGCAATCCGTGATCCAGAAGATCACGACCGACTCGATGGAGGACAGATCGCAGACGACGAGCTTCTTGCCCTTCTCCGCCTGAATCGTGGATCGGACACACCCGGCCACTGCGTCCATCTGCTCGCCTGCGAACACGCCCAGCGTCTCGTAGTCCCCGGCTTCGATCAGGCTGTTGCAGTAGTCGAGCCGGTCGAAATTGATGTGGTCCTCAGGCTCAAGCCATTTCGGCGTCCGGGGGAGGTTCTGCGGCTGGAGGGCGCGCCCGGCCCAGCGGTTCGTCCGGGAGCCGCCCGCGAACTGGAAGCACTGGCGGAGCCGGTCGTCGTCGGCGATCCGCGACATGACCGCCTCGTATTTCGTGGTCGATGTCTTGCTCGACCCCTGCCGCATACGCATGACCAACCGGCACTCGGGGGTAAGGAACCCGACGCCCTCGACCTGACCCAGCGCGTTCAGCGTGGCGTCCGGGTAGCAGGGCATCTTGAGCGGGTCCCGATCCTCGGGCTTCGCGTTGATGTAGTTACGGACCCCTTCCTCCTCAGCAGCGAACGTCTTTACGAGGCTCGCCTTCTGGAGGTTTTCGTAGGGGTATCCGCGCTCTTGCAGCCATGGGAGAAGCTGAGCGCCGCTGTTGGCGTTCGCCAGACCCGTGATCCGGTTTTGCTCGGAAATGAGTTCCGTCTTGCGGCGGTTCGCGATCTCCAGCGCGTTCTCGACGTAACGCCGGTTGATCGGGAGGCCCCGGTCGTTGATGATCTGGTCTAGCTCGTAGAGGTCCCACTGCCAGTCCGGGACGCCGAACCGGATCAGCTTCGTCCAAAGCTCCTTCTCCGATTCGTTATCGCGGATGCAGTATTGCTTGAAGGTCTCCCAGTCCTCGGGATCGCTATGCTGGTCGCGCCAGACGAACGGCTGGTTCTTCGTCGGCTTGTTCGGCTGGCAGAACTCGCGGATCAGCGCCTTGCCTCGCGGGTCCTTCTTGTGGCGGAGGTTCATCTGGTCGGCGATGTCGTCGAGGCCGCCCATGAACGAGAACATATAGGCGAGTGCCATGGAGCAGCGCCACGGCTTGTAGTCCTGCTCGATCTCGATCCCGAACTGCCGTAGCAGGACGCGCCACGTCATAAGGCGCTCGAACTGGGCGTTGAACGCGACTTTCAGGACCTCGGGATCGCGCAGCGCCTCCTTGAGGTCAGAGGGTATCCGTTCCCCTTCCTTCGGGACCCATAGCTCAGTCGGCTCGTCGTCCAGAGACCACGAACACATGAGAATTTCGGTTGACGGGTCGGCAGTGTAGAGATCGCCGCCCTGCTTGAGCAGGTCGATCTCGCTGCGGCCTTCATAGTCAAAGTGGAGTCGGGTCTGGCTCATAGCAGATATGGTGGGGCCGCCGAGTTTCCCCGGCGACCCCCGCGTCCCTTACAGGCCGCCCATATCGTCGTCGTCACCGCCGCCGAAGCCGCCTTCGTCGTCATCGTCGAACGAGGCGATGGCTGCATCCTTGGAGATGCCGCCTTCGGCGATCAGCGGGCCTTCACGGCGGAGACGAACAGCGCGCAGGCTCGCGTTGATACGCTTGCCATGCTCGTTGTCCTGCCACCACGGCTGGACCAGCATGTCGATGAAATAGCCCGCCTTGATCTCGGCCTTGATCTCCTCGGGCGAATCCATTTCGGACTTGTCCGGGTGAAGCACGGTCGGCTTTTCGGTTTCACGGCTGGCAACGATCCAAGCGTCCGCATATTCCGGCTTCTTGGTCGGCTTGCCATCGCGGATGAACTTGAGGTCATCCTTGATGTCCGTGCCCTTGTTGCGCTCCTTGAGGATGTCGTCGCAGACTTCCAGAAGCAGGTCGATGGCGGGCTGGTGCGTCTTGGTCGGCACGATGCCAGTGATCGAGTAGGCCGGTGTGTCCTTCTCGTTCTTCCGCCACATCTTGTCGATATGGGGATAGCTGGCGCGAACGTCCGCGATCAGGATGGTGCCATCGCTGTAGAGCTTGGCGATGACCTGACCTGCTGCGTTCTTGGCCGACTTGACGACGGTACGCGGGGTATTCTCAGACATATTCATATTCCTTGCTTCACGAGTTACCGATGGCATCCGTGTCCTCGTCGAACGCGGATGCCGCTGACGCGATCTCAGGGCGATTATCGCTGGCTGGGATCATCGTCACTTTCCCCGGCGGCTGGTGAACGAAGGGAGCAATGCGAGCATCGTTCTCCTTGATCGTTCCGCCAAGAGAAACCCTTAATAGCTGAACTGCTTGTGCAGGGGAAAGGAATTTTTGCTCGTACATATCGAGATCGCTAATACCTCGACCCCGGAGCATACGACGAACGCCTTGCTCGTCTGTCCATTTCCTGTTCCCGGCGCGACCGTAACCGAGCTTCTGGCCCGGCACTTCGACATCCATCTCCAACTTCTTGAGGAGATAGTCGTACATCTCCCGGAAATACTTCTCCAGAATCGGTCGCCACTCGTAGATACGGGCAAGCTGCTCGACCGATACTTCGTTGAACGCGGGCAGCCGGGGCGTGGAAACCATTTCCTGCTCAATCACGGCCACGGCTTTGCTCGGGGACATCTCGGTATCGTCGAGATCGTCGAACTTGGACGCCGCGATCTTCACTTTGACGGCGGCGAGCGCCGGGCAGGTAAGCCGGGCCGGGCAGTATTCGCAGGCGATAGGGTCCGGGTTGTACGGAGCCTCGGGGTCCCATGCCTTGTGCGCCGCCTCTCTGTACCTCTCCCCGAAAGCCAGCAGATCAGCGCGAGTGATGGTCCAAGAATCATAGTTGTCCCTTCGCGGTTGGGCGATCTGAATTTCGATCTCTTGGAAGTCGTAGAGCCAGTCAAGCTCCTCGAACGCGCCAAGAGCGTATGCCTGCCCCTGTTCGTTCTCCTCGGCATCGACCCAGACCTTGCCGTACTTGAGGTCCTTGACGCGCAGGATACCCGGAGCGGCGCTGATATGGTCGGACGTGCCGAAGCTGGGGACCGGCGTGTATTTCGAGAGGTCCACCTTGACCTCGACGTAATGGGTCCCCGGCATCGCCTTCACGAGGTTGACGTACTCCTCGACGTAGGAAATCATTTCCTCGGTGATCTCGATCTCGAACCCGTCCTTCTCGTGGACTGTGCCCAGATGCTTGTAGGGGTTGCCGTTCGTCAGCCAGTCCTCGGCGAGCCAGTGGGCAATCGAGCCTTCGGCGGCATAGTACGTCGGGTTGTCGCCTGCCAGATGCCCAGCGATCAGGGATCGCGGACACCGCATCCAGCGATGGGCCGAGGACGGCCCGAAGATCGAGTGACCCGTGGCGTTCTTCTCCGCCAGCATGGTCTCTGTAATTGGATGATGTTCTGACATAGAGACCCCGGCTTAGAAGGAGAGCGGAGGGGGTATTCCGCTCCCCGTCAAAGCCGGGGAGAGCCGAAGCCCTCCCCGGTCCTCGGTGCGACCCGAGGGGCGGCGGCTCAGAGGCCGCCGTTGTCGTCGCCTTCCGGTTCTTCTTCCAGCTTGGCTTCGGCAGCGTCCCAGTATTTCTGCCAGTTCGCCGCGTCCGCGATCAGGTTGGCGAGCTTGTCGTGGCCCTGTTCCTTGATAAGGGCCTTCGCGACCGCATCGCCGTGCTTCTGCTGCACTTCGATGAACTTGTCACGAAGCTGCTCCGCCGTGAAGTCCGGCTTGGCGGCGGCCTCGGCAGCCTTCTTCTCGGCAGCCTCGCGCTTCTTCTTCTCGGCGGCGGTTTCCTTCTTCTCCGCCGGGGCAGCCCCGCCGTCCATACCCGCGAGGATACGGTCCAGCTTCTCGTTGATTTCTTCCAGAATACCCATGGTAATGCTTCTCCGTTGATGGGATCGACCGCGCCTCACGAATCGGATGCGCTGGCCGCTAAGTGCCCGAGAACGGCTCTTACTGTCAAGTGGATAAATCTTACTTGCGTTAAGAAGCTGATCCGGGCAAGTTGCGTTCCGAATCGAGGCAGGGTCTACCATGTCAACTACTGAGCAATTTCCAATTCCGGCTTGGGTAGAGCCGGAACAGAGAACCGAGTTCGCCCTGCGGATCGCGGCACTCTACTGCACCATGGGCGGGAACCTTGGCGACCTCTCCGAGGCGCTGGGCGGCTCGCGCTCGCTATTGCACATGGCCCTGAAATCGAAGGGCGGCGTCAACGCGCAGACTTGCATCAAACTGGAGGAGCTTCTGGGTCGCGAGACCTTCCCGCGCGAATTTTTCCGTCCTGACATCTTCGTAGCGGAGTAGCCGAATAATGGCCGCACGGCGCTACATGGAGGAGTTCGGCGTCCAGATCGCCGAAAATGGGTACGAGGTAATTCCGATCATCCCCGGCGAGAAGCGACCGGCGGGACGGAACTGGCAGAAGCTCGCCGGTACGGTTGAAGGGGTCCACGACTACCTTGCAGACGGCAAGGGAGATCACGGCATCGGGATCAAGTCCCGCAAGTGCCCGAGCATCGACATCGACGTTCTCGACGAAACGGTGAACGACGAAATCCAGCAGATCGTGTTGGAGATCGTCGGCGACACCCCGCTCAAGCGAATCGGCAAAGCGCCGAAGGTCCTCTGGGTCTATCGCCAAGAGAAGGACGATATGTTCCCGAAGGTCGATACGGGGACTTGGCTGGACAGCCAAGGCCGCGAGTCGAAATGCGAGATACTGGCGGACGGTCAGCAGTTCGTGGCCGCCCATATCCACCCGGATACCGGCAAGCCCTACAAGTGGCTCGGTAGCTCCCCGCTAAATCTGCCGCGCAAGGAGCTTCCGCTTCTCACGCACGAGCAGGCGAAGGAGATCAAGGAACGGGTTCTCCAGCTATTCCTCGGCCACGGGTGGACCAAGAAAACCAAGAACGCGATCACCCGCCTGACCAACCCGGTCGATGACGACGATCCGTTCAGCGCGTACCGCCCGAAGGTCCAGATCGGCGACAATGAGCTTGAGCGCAAGCTGTTCCTGATCGAGGACAACACGGACCATGACACATGGTTCCAGATCGGCATGGCGCTCTATCACCAGTACGACGGCAGCCAGCAGGGATTCGACCTCTGGGACCGCTGGTCGCAGAGCGCCCCGAACTACGATCACGAAGCCCTCGTGAAGCGTTGGCCGACGTTCAACAACCGGGACAAGGCGCATATCCCGATAACCTGCCGGATCATCCTCAAGCTCTCCAAGGAGTCCGAGGATCGCCAGACGAAGGAGCGCCTGCAAGATTTCGTCGCCCGGATGGCAGCCTCGACCAACACGGACGAGCTTGTCGAGGTGTGCGACGAGATCAAGCTGATCGAGTTCCCGAACCACGTCCGCGAGCTTCTGACCGGCAAGGTCAAGGCGAAGTGGAAGGACCTGACCGGCGACATGCCCCGGATCGGCTTCGTGCGCGAACTGATCCGCTACGAGAGTAAGGAAATCATTTCCGCGCCGCCGTGGGTGAAGCCGTGGGTCTATTGCTCGCAGGTCGATGAACTGTTCAACATCGTCAACCGGACGCAGATGACCCGCGCCGCCTTCAACGTCTCCCACGCCCGGTATCTGCTGACGCCGACCGAGCGGCTGGAAGGCAAGTCGGTCCCTGAGACCCAGCCCGTCGATGCGGTCGTGAACCTCTATCAGGTCCCGGTCGTCTACAACCGGATGTTCATGCCGGGCCAGCCTGCGCTCTACTCCGTCAACGGGGTGGACTACGCGAACAGCTATACCGAGGAAGGCATCCCCGAACTGCCGGGCGAGCTTTCGCCGGTCGAGGAGGAGGCGATCCAGATTTTCCTCGGGCATCTGGAGCATATCATCGCCAACGAGGACGACCGCATGGTGTTCCTCGACTTCCTGACCTACATCGTCCAGAACCCCGGCTCGCGGATCAACTGGGCGATCCTGTTGCAGGGCGCAGAGGGCGACGGCAAGTCGTTCTTCATCTCGGCGCTCGCCGCCGTCATGGGCGAGAACAACGTCAACATGATCTCTGGCAAGGCGCTGGAGGAGAAATACAACCCGTGGGCCGAGAACGCGCTGGTCTGCTTTATCGAGGACGTGCGGCTGCACGGCAATAATCGGTTCGACGCGATCAACACGCTCAAGCCGATGATTACGAACCCGACCGTCTCGATCCGCCGGATGCAAACGAACGTCTACACCGTCGTCAACACGATGAACTACATCATGACGGCGAACGTGAAGGACGCCATGCCGGTCGGCGAGGAGGACAGCCGCATCTTCCCGATCTTCACCCGGTTCCAGCGGTCAACCGATCTGGACCGCTTCAAGACGGAAAACCCGCACTACTACGACCGGCTGTTCGCGAGCCTCCAGTTCGCCGGGGCGCTTCGCCAATTCTTCTTGCTGCGGAAGCTCAGCGCCACCTTCAACCCGAAGGCCCGCGCCCCGAAGTCGAGCTATCGCCGGGAGATGATCCTGCTGAACCAGACGGAGGAGGTCGTTGCCCTGACCGACACGCTGGAGGAGAGCGATCAGGCCGACTACAGCGAGTTCCTGCTGGACAGCAGCAAGGTCGCCGATCACTTCATGGGTACGGACGCTCTCGCGCCCCGTGGCAAGGCTCTGAGCCGCCTGCTCAGTCAGTACGGGTTCACCCTGCTTGGGCGATACAAGATCAACGGCGAGAAGCACCAGTTCTGGACGATGAAGCCGTGGGCATGGCCCGACGACGACAACAAGCGCGGCGATGCGATCCGCGAATATCTGGACCCCGATTCACTATGAACATCACCCCCGGCAGCTTCTCGAACGGCTGGCATGAAAAGCAGGCGAAGCGATGGCAGCAGTGGTACGACGCGATCCAGCGAGACCGCAACTACGCCCGCATCCTAATGGGTCTGCCGCTGCACGAACCGATCAGAAAGGAGGTTCGTCAGACGGCGGAAAGGCTCGGCTATAGGTGGCCGCAAACCAGTCAGGACAAGTGAAGAACGGGATGCCGTCATCCTCGGGGCCGTCGTCCGGCTCCTCCTCGATCAGGCCGACCTCGACTCTGATCCAGTACCATTCCCGGTTGACTTGGCCCGTGACGGCCTGTAGGTGGTGAACGCAGAGGGTGTTCCCGCACTCGTGATCGACCTCTAACCCGTCGATCTCCAGCCCGTGAATGAATCGCGCGGCCCAGCGGTGAGCCTTCCACGGCTTCCCTTCATACCAGAACGATCCATACCAAGAGGTCTTGCCCCGGCCACGGGTCTTGCCCCCTACCCACTCGACGCAGCCCGTCACCGCGTTGAACCGGCACTTGTCGAGGAATCGGTCTAGGGCGGCCCGTGAGCGCGTGAATCGGCCTTTCCGGTCCCTAGAGGCCATTGCACCCTCTGAGGAGCTTCCTGAGCCTCCGTGACGCCGCAGGGACCTGTTTTACGACCCGGCTGGGCGCGTGTCGCATGTGCGACTGCCAGACCGGCACGTCTAGCACGATCTGCAAGAGCTTGTAGGCCGTCCTTCGGTCTACCAGCTTCTCGTCGCGCCAGAGCGGATCGAACGCCTCGTGGGCCGCCTGTTTCGGGTTTACTCGCCGTCGCCGCCCCATCTCGACCCCATCTTGCGCCTGTACCGCTCCAGATCGGCTTCCTGCTGCTCGGCGATCATCCGTTTGGTCTCCTCGACCGACACCCCTGCCTTGCGTAGCTCTCGGGCCTGCTCGATATACTCCAGAGGGCACCACGAGGCGATCCCGTGGCGCTGGGAGAAGGTCCGCCCGGCACGGGCGTCCGATTCGGGGGTGCGGGCTGCTACGCCGATCTCCCAGAGCCGCCGGTCGCGACACTGCTGGGCGTTTCGCGCCTTCCACTCCGGGGTCGCGGCGATCTCCTTCATGATCTGCGACTTGCGGACGCGGATCGTCGGGTCCAACTGGTTCGCCCTCTTAACTGCCGCTCCCGTGCGCTTACGCTGCTCCGGGTCCTCGTAGCGCCGATGGGCCGCCCCCGAGGCAGCCCGCCGGAACTCATTGGACTTCTTCACGCACCGGGTACAGAGACCGCTCTTGTTGTCCCGGCGGATCATCGTCGGGCACTCGTTGCACTTGCGGTCCTTGCGTCGGCTGGGCGGGGGTAGCTTCTCCTCAGGCGTATTCGCCACACCCCGCTCCCTTTTCAGACCTCCCGTCGTGATAGCCCCCGGTGAAGTCCTTCCAGTGAACCCAGCCCTTGCGGCAATGGAAGCCCCACTCGCGGACCTTCGGGCCGGTCATGAACAGGCTGACGGACGGCTGGCCGTGCCAGAGTTCCAGCCGGTGAACGTCGTCTGCCTTACGGTGAACGATGTCGCCCGGTTTGCGGTCGATCACGCCGTTCGGGGTGTATTCCCGGTAGCCGCCGTCGATCACGAACGAGGTGTTGTCCCACGGGTGATCGTGCATCACGTCCTCGTCGGATCGCAGCGTCCGATGCAGGTACAGGTTCATCCGGTCGTTCCGGGGAATGATGAACCAGCGTTGCATATAGTCGCCGCCGATGGTGAAATGCGGAGGCTCGGACATGACATCCCGTGCCCAGTCTCGCAGATCGCTACCGCTGGCGTACTCGTCGATGAATCGCGTCATATCGAACATGGATCAGAGACCTCTCGTATTGCGCTTGCCAAGCTCGCCCTCGACGAACTCGGCGAGATAGCCGCCGAAGCTCACGAGGAGTTCCTGCCCCTCGAACATGACCGTCGAATCACGGTCCTGATCTTGGATGACTTCTTTTAGCGCCTTCAACCGCTTCCGGTCAAACGGCCCGGCGATAGTGTTTACCGGCTTCTCAGTCATTTCGTGCGCCTTTCACCTTGAACGTGAGATCGAGAACGCGAAGCGTCCGCTGGAACTCGGGATGCTCGTCGTAGCCCCCCTGCATAACGGCGTTCGACATCTCGAACTCGCCCTGATCCTTGAACGCCTGAGACAGGCCCGCCCGAGTCAGAGAAACCATTTCGTCCTCGGTCATCCCCTTGTAGATCGACCGCGATTTCCGGCGATCCTCGGCCACGCGCTGCATTACGCGAGCCGCGTCTATCAGATGGTCGAGATCGAGGTCGATCAGCGCGAGGCTGCCGTCCTTGAGCCGGATGTAGAGCGAGTCGGCTGCCCGATTCTCCATCCGGTGCATCATGGCTGCTGCGTTGTTCAGCGCCAACGCAATCGGTTCCAACCGCTCAGGCGGCACCGGGGCGAACACGATCCCTTGCCGGATGTCGGCATCACCGATCACCATGTTCTTGCGGAGGAACCCGGAAAGCTCGTTGCGGACAGCCTCGTCCTTGAGCAGCCGCAGCTTCTCCTCGACGACCGCCCGGTGTCGCAGGAAGCGATGCAGCCGGTTGAACGCCCAGACGCCGATGATCGACGACGCGATAGCGACAAGCACATAGATAACCCATGCCATGTCGCCGTAGAAATCGGAAACCATTTCCATGTTCAGTCCTTCTCGTAATGCTTCGGTACGGTGTAATCGAACGGTCGCGCTCGCCCGTAGCCGCGCCGCAGTAGTTCCCGCTTCTCGTCACGGGTCCAGTTGATGCCGGATCGCGTCTCACGCCATCGGTTGAACAGCCGGTCGCCCCGCTTACGTTGGCGAGGATCGTTCGAGAATAGGAGCTTGGCGATCCGCATCTCGCGGCGGAACATCGGGCTTGGGTACTCCGGGTTCTCGACCGCCAGCAGCATCCGAAGCATGACCTTTTCCTGCCAGCGAGCCATCTGCTCCTGAACCCGCTTCATGCTGGCGGTGAAGCGATCCTGCGCTTCTATCGCGATCTGGGCCGAATAGCCGACACTGCTGAACGCATCGGCGAGCTTCTTGGTCCCCATCCCGTAGCGATGAAGGCGGCTAATCGGGATGACGTGTTCGCCTGCCGGGAGGGCCGCCTGCATCGCTTCCGTCTTGCCCATGCGTCGAGCCGGGATGAACACGCCGCCGTGATGATACGGCGGATCAGTTAAAATCGGCTGGTAGGTCTCGCCGAGAGGCCGGTGCAGAGCCGCAAACTTCGCCAGTTCGCTCCGCTGATCGGTCAGCAGATGTTGTGGGTTATAGCCGAGAAATCCGAGTATCCACGCGCTAGGATAGCGACGACGGTAAGCGTCAACAAGGTGAGACGGAAAGTCGGTCATTATGCTGCCTTCGGTCGGTTGATGTAGGTTACGGGTTCGCCGCGCTTGTCGGTCGTATGCTCGACGACGGTTGCCTTCACGCGGACCTTGCTGCCCTTGATGTAGCAGCGGTCATCCCAAGTCCCGCCCTCCGGGACCTCCAGACGCAGGCCCAGAGCAGAAGGCTTCGACTTGCTGGCTATCTTGCATCCGTTCTCGTCCGTGAACAGGGTCCAATACGAATAGATATGCGGGTATTCGCTGATAAGCCGGGTCTGCGTATGGATCAGGGTCAACTCGAAAACCCGGCGCTCCTTGATCTCGCCGACGTGCTGCGCGCCTGCCAGCCGGGCGCGTTCCTTCTCGTTGCGTTCGATGATCTCGTTGACCTTCTGAACCTGCGTATCGGTCGGCTCCTTGGCCTGATCCGTAATGCGGTCGCGGACAGATTGCAGGAACTCGATCTCGCCGTGCGCCAGTTCAGCGTCGATCCGGTCGATGAAGCCCTGATTGTCGGAAATGATTTCCGCCCGTTCGCGATCCCGGCGTTCCTGCTCGATCCGGTCGGCTTCGGCTCTCGCGGCGGCCTTCTTCGCAGCCCGCTTTTCGGCAGCCGCGTCCAGCTTGGCGTTCTGCTCGGCGGTGTAGAGCTTCGTGCGCTCGCGGACAGGATCGACACCCGAGCCGCCGCAGCGGTAGCAAGTCCAGCCGGTGTGACGCCACTGCTCGGCCCCGCCTGCACCGCCGCAGCGCCAGCAAACCCGGTCGCAGATATGCAGCGGTTTGCCCTTCTCGTCGGACGAGTTCTGGACCAACGGTTCGCCTTTGCGGGAATAGAGGATCACGGTTCGACTCACTTGTTCGGCTTCGACGATTTCGGCCCTACGGAATTTCAGACTCTGAGTCAAGACTGTTAAGTGAAGTTCACTGGGGCACGATCAGGGGCACGTTCAGGGGCACGATTGAACTTGCCCCTCCATTTTCGGCCACGGGGGGGGGTAAAATGAATCAGAACGCCCGACCCGCGAGGGGCACGATTGAACTTGCCCCTGAACGTGCCCCTAATCTTGCCCCTGACAAAACGCTGAAAAACCGCCATTATTTCGGAATACCCCCCTAACGGGGCAAGAAACTATGAAAAATGAAGTCTTATATACGGGAAAAATCGAAAAACAGTCTAGGGATCGTCTTACGAAAACACGATATTTTTTCTGGGAGGCTGAATAGGCGAATCTCGTCAATCGTGCCCCTCGGGCAGTTTGTTAAGATGGGGGTCTGTCTGAATCAGAAAAATCGGCCCGGCTACGAGGGACGACCTCCCGGCGATCTCGCGCACGAATTTCGAGCATATCGGAAGCAACTCGCGAAATGATTTCCGATACCGGAATTTCGGCTGAGCAGGATCGCGGAAACCATTTCCAATGGCGAGGTCATACGCAAAATCGGGAATGTCTGATTTAATGCGGCTCAGCGCCCCCACCGCCCGATCCCCGGTCGGTCCATAGTACCTAAAAGGGCCTATCCCCTGAATCATGCGTCTAGGTTGCCCGTGGCGGCCCGCTGAGCGCGATTCCAAGGCGCTCCGCTAGTCCCCTAGCTGAATCAATTCCGTGCGCTCAGACGGGCTTATATCGGCTTGCACGGCGGCCCGCTGATTCAGCGTCTCCGCCTCTCCCGTGGGCGGCCTTCCGGGCGGCCCGTTGCCCCGGCTGGCATGGGGCGGCCCGTCCCCGCCTCTCCGCAATCCCCGGCCACGGGATCGAACCGGGCACAAGAAAAGGGCCGCCGAGTCTCCCCGGCGGCCTTTGCCCGTCTCCCGTGTTGTCCGGCTGGCGTCTAGTCCAGCAAGCGCCCTAGCTCCCGCTCCGCCCGTTCCGCGTCCGCCGTATCTCCCCGGCGCACGGCGGCCCGGCGCTCCCGGTCCAGCCTTAGGGCTTCGTCCGCTATCTGTTGCCCCGTCACGCCGTGGCCGCCTTGTCCAGCGCCCGGCGGCCCGTCATGCCGTACCGTGCGCCCATTGCCCGGCGGTCCCGTGCCAGCCGCTCCGCCGCCTTGCGTCCGTCCGCCCGCTTCCGTGCCAGCCGGTCCGCTTCGTCCCGGTCCGCTATGTGCTGGAAAGCGAAGCCCCCGCAATAGGCCGCTTCCGAATAGCTGCAAACGTCCGCCGGTTGCCCGTTCGTGTTGATGAAATGCGCCATTGTCTCGACTCCTTCCGTTTCTCAGTTTTCGCCGGGGCGGTTGATTGCGCGCGCCGGGGCGGCCCGCAAAACGGGCTTGCCGTGAACCGGGCGCACGGCGCGGGCGATTCGATCAAGCCGGGCCGCCCGGTCCCGCGCCATGCCAAGGGCAACGCGCCCGGCATAGAGGAACGCGGCGGCGGAGATTGCGACTAGCAGGAAAGCCATGGTTGAGTCCTTTCACGTATCGGGCCGCCCCCATCGGGCCGCCCTACGGGCGGTTGTACCGGGCAACAGTTAATGAAACGTAAAAGGGCCGCCCGGTCTCCCCGGCGGCCCTTCGTTCGATCAATGCGGAGCGCCCGCCTAGCCGGGCACGGATAGCAGGCGGACCGCCTTTCCGTGGCTTTTCAGCAAGGCCGCCATTTCGTCCGCCTCCCGGCGCTCCCATGTTGCCCCATGGGCGGCGAAATGCCAGCGGATCGACTCCCCGGCGGGCGCATGGCCGCTTTTCCAGCGCCAGAGAATTTGAACCTTGCCGGGCCGCGTCATGCCATGACTCCGCACGGATTGGCTTCCGGCGCGCCGCGCCAATCGTCCCGGCTGGCGTATCCAAGGCGGACCGCCCGGACGAATCCGCCTTCGCTTTCATCCATGAAACCGGCCCGCCACGAGTCCAGCGTCCCTTGCCAGCCCGAGTCGCCCCATGCCCGGTCCCGCTTGGCGCGTTTCTTGGAAATGGTTTCCAGCAACGAGTCCACGGCGGAGCGGAGCGCCTTGCAAGCGGCTGGCGTCTCCCCGGCCACGCGGGAGCGGCGAAGGGCGCGAAGCTCCGCCAGCAACGGCAAAAGCTCCCGGCGGGCTTCCGCCGCCGCGTTGTCCGCCTCCCCGGCGGCCTTTCCGCGTTCGTATGCGGCGGACTCGTCCCGGCGCGTCTCCGCCGTGGATTCCGCCAGCCCGTCCGCCCATCGGGCCGCGTCCGCCGTTTCGTCCGCCCCTAGCAGGTCTCCCCGCCAATCGTCCGCCACGGGGACGGATACAACGTCCGAAACGACAAGGGCGGCGCTTCCGGGATTCATCTCCCCGCGCCCTTCAAATTCCGCGTACCCGTACAACAGGCGGGCCGCTCCGCCCTTGCCCGGAAGTTGCCAGACTCCGCCGCGCAAGGTTTCGCCGGTCCAGTTTTCTTCCGTGCAATGCCAGCCCGTATGCTCGACTCCCGCGCCTTTCACTTCGTCCGCCCATGCGACGAAACGGAGTCCCGCCGCTTCCGTGTTTTCGATCCAGCGGAGCGAGTCCCCGCCGCGCTGGAAAGGCGCTCCAGCGCCTCCCCTGTTGCCGTACCAGAGCTTTACCCGGCGGTCCGTATGGTGGCGCAAGGCAACCGGCGCGGCGGCCTCCAGAGCGGCCCTAGCGCCCATGTGGCGCACGTTCCGATTCCAGAGATAGGCGCGGGCCGCCGCGTCTAGGCGCATGGTCTCCCGGTCTCCCGGAAGCCCGCCCGCCTCCCGGAACGGACCGGGGACGCGGTTGGCAATAAGGCGGCGGGCGGTTTCAAGAGTCGTTGTCATTTCGGATTCCTTTCATTTCGTGTTGCGGCGGGCGGGGAATCCGCCCCCGCGTCTAGCAAGCCCATGGCGTATCCCGTGAACCATAGGAACGCCATGGCGAGGCATAGGACCGCCACGGCATAGCGGCGAAGCAATCGGGCGCAATCGCGCCAGTTTTGCGCGGCCCGTTCCGGGTCCCGCCAGCCGGGGACCGCTTCCGGCCCTTTCGTGTTGCTGGCGGGCGCAACATACGTTTTGCGGCCCGGCATTAGGCGGCCTCCCCGGCAAGCTCCGCCGCCGCTTCGCGCGCCGGGACAAGGCAACCGGCAACGCCAAGGCGCTCCGCAAGGCGGGCAATCTCCGCCCATCGGATCGAATGACAACCGGCCACGAAGCTCCCGGACGTTTCCACGCGGTCTAGGCTGAAATGCCCGACTCGTATGTGGCGCGGTCCCCATGCCCCCGGAGTCCACGTTTTGCCTTCCGCCCGGCAAGCGGCGACAAATTGGAAAACGCGGAAGGCATGGCGGAGCGGCACGGTTGCGCCTTGGCTTGTCTCCAGCGTCCCGCCTTTCACCGTGCAACCGTCAATCTCCGCCCCCATGGCGCGCAACAGGGGACCGGAAACCGTTTCCACGTCCCGGACGTGCTGGCGGTCCAGATTGCCCGCCTCCCATAGCTCCCGCCGTTCGTCCGGGGAAAGGGCCGCTATGCGCTCCCGCTCCGCACGTTCCGCCGCCATGCGCTCCGCGTGTTCCCGCTCCGCCGCGTGGCGTTCGTCCGCCACGCGGTCCCGCCAGCCGGACGAAACGACAAGGGACTCCGCCGCCGTGGCGATACGGGCGGCCCGCTCCGCAAGGTCCGGGCGCAATTCGAATCCGCGTTCCGTTCCCCATGGGCGCGCGTCCGGGACGCGGGCAAGGATCGAGTCGAGCGCCGCCAGTTTCTCCCGGCGCGTGGCGTCCCGTTCGTCCGCATGGCGAAGGCGGCGGCGCTCCGCGTTGAATGTCGCCAGCGTTGCCAGCGTCCGGCGGCGGGCTTCCGCAATCTCCCGCCGTTGCGCTTCCGCGCCTTCGCGTTCCGTGGCGATAGCGTCCGCCTCCCGGCGCAACCGTTCCGCCGCTTCCCGCGTGGCCGGGGGGATCGAAACGCCAAGCGCCAGCCCGTCCCGCAACAGGTCCGCCAGTTTGCGCCAGCCCGCCCCCGTGGGCAGGTCTAGGGCCGCTTGCCGCTTGTCCGGCCCGTCCGGCCCTTCGTATCCGGGGACGTTGCCGATTCGCCCGTCCCGGAAGCGGCGGAGCTTCGCGACAATGCCGCGCGCCTTGAGTCCGTCTCCCGGATTCCCGTGGCGGTCCGCCATGCCTTCCGCCGTGGCGAGGATCGAACGGAGTCCGGTCTCCCGCTCCCATAGGGCGGAGCGGACTCGCTTGTGCGCCTTAGGCGTTGCCAGCCGGGCGGCGCGAATATCGCGGATCCAGTCCCGCAATTCGCGTTGCCCATAGCTCCCGGCTTGCTCCCATGCGCTATCCCGCATTTCCGGCCACGGGCGCTTTGCAAGCTCCCGGCCTTCCGCCGCTTGGCTTGCCTTCAAGCGGGCCGCGTTGCGCTCCGCCAGCCGGTCCGCCTTGGACTCCAGCCGGGCGCGCATGGCGGGCCATTGTGCGCGGCTTCCGATAGCGCGCAAAAGCCATGCCGCGCCTTCCGATTCCGCGCCAATCTCCCGCCAGTTGGATTCCAGATAGCGAGTCACGCGCGGCGCGTGGATGTCCCGCGCGTCCGCCGGGATTAGGCCGCCGTTGCGCCCGGCCCGGCTGATAGCGTCCGCAATGTCATTGAGACTCGGCATGTAGAATTGCGGGGAGACGTGGGAGACCGCCCGGCGCGCATAGGATTGATGCTTAGACGTGGAAACCGAATAGGAGTCCGCGTTCATGAAAACGGGGCCGCCGGGCGCGGCGAATATGCCCACGGGGAAATGGCCGCCGTAGGAATAGAGAGTCCGGCCTTCAAAGTAGAAGTTGCCGTTATTGCTCCGCCCGGATTGCTGATTCTGTTGCGCCCATACGTGCGCCACCATGTCATTGCTAAAAACTTGTGCCATTGTTCGACTCCTTACTTCCGATTGACTGTTAAGCGGCCTTCCGGGCCGCGTTGCGATAGTGCGCCGCTTGCCCGTCATAACGGGCGGCGCGTTCCTCCCATGCCTCCCGGTCCGCCGTGCAAAGGGCGGTTGCGGCGGCGAAGGCGGCCCGGCTGGCAAGCTCCGCGAAATGCTCCGCCTTGGCGTGATAGTTGATTCCGGCTTTCATTGTTCGACTCCTCTGTTGGAAATGGTTTCCGGCCACGCGGGCCGCTTAGAAATGGTCCGCCGCTTCGTCCCCGTATCGGTCCGCAATCTCCGCCCGGCGCTCCGCCCGCCAATCTGCCATGGCTTCCGAAAAGCCCGAATCCCATGCCTCCCCGGCGGCGCTATCCGCCGGGAACGGATTGGCGGAGCGGTCCAGATTGCAAGCGCACGATTGCGCGCCAAGCGCCCGCGCCGCGTCCGGGGAGACCTTGGCGGCCCGTTCGTCCGCTTCCGCCGCCTCCCGTTCGCCCGCCGCCTTCGCCGCTTCCCGCCAGCCAAGATTCCAGCGGGCGGCGCGTTCGCCTCCCGCGCAATAGGGGCAATCCTCTTGCGCCTCTCCCGCCGCAAAGGCGGCCTTGCCCGCGTGATATTCCACGTTGTCCCGGCGGACTAGGCGGGACTCCCCGTCCGGCCCGCGCGTCTGGACAAGGCGGACCGGCGCGGCGGCCTTGGCTTCCGCTTCAAGCTCCGCCCGGTCCGTCCCGTATGCGGCGAAAAGCTCCGCCTTGACGGTCTCCGCCCGTTCGTCCGGGGAAAGGATCGACTCCAGAATTGCCCGCGATTCTTCCGCCGCCGCGTCGTATCCCGGAAGCCCGGCGGCCTCCCGGCGGATATGGGCGGCGCGCTGCAATTCCGCATATTGCTCCGCCGTCATGGGGACCGCTTCCGCCAGCGCGCCGGACATATCGTCCCCGCATTTCGGAAGCTCCGCCGCCTTGGCGGTCCAGAGGCGAGTCCCGTCGTTTAGCTCGACATGGAGTCCGGCGGCGCGGGAATGCGAGACGGAGCGGGCGCGGGCCGGATACTTGCCGCGATACGTGGCCGGGCCGGACGTGGGGAGGATGAAAGTTGCCATTGTGAAAGCTCCAAAACGAATCAGCGGGGGCGGGATTGCCCCCGGCGAAGCCGCTTTTACGGGACCGCGCCGGGCTTGTCTAGGGACTAGCTAGACGCGCCGCCGGGAGCAAGGTTCCGCCGGGCAGGGGATCGAACGCCAGCCGGGCCGGGATCGAACGGGCCGCCAGCCGGGGGCGGCGCGGCGGAGAGTCGAATCCCGCGCCGCGCATGGCGCGCGGGAGTCCATGCCGCGCCCGCCCGCGAATCGCGCGCAACGGGCGGGCGCGCGCGCACGTATAAGGGGCCAAATTGCCCGGATTCCTGGACCCCCCTGTAGTGGTGAGACTGAGACCCCCCTGTAGTGGTGAGACTAACGATTCCGCGCGGCCATCGGCCACGGGGCGCGCACGAACGACCGGCGACGGCGGAAATTATTTCCACGACGACCGCCCGAATTTCTCCAACCGCGAGACCCCCCTGTAGGGGAGTCAGGGGACCCCCTCTGTAGGGGAGTCGGAGGATTACGATTGACAGTCTAGGAGGTTTCGTGCATCTACGGCGACCGAATCAGGTCGAGGATTACATGGACGAAGTGTACGAAATCAGCCGGAAGGAAAACCGGCAAACCCAGATCGAGCAGATGGACATCGGCGACACCGTATCCATCGCCCGCCGGATCGAGATGCAGCACGGGTTCGCCGAAGGCGCGATCTCCGAGCATAACAAGCAGATCAGGGGCATCGCCGATCAGCAGGCGCACCGGGCAAGGCGGCGTCTCAAGGAGCGGAAGTTCAAGGTCGAGAACGGTTCCTTCCTGACACGCGATGGCGCTCTCGTCGTCGTCGCCGCCGTCACGAGGGTCGAATAACAGGAGTCGAAGTCCCATGGTCAAGAAGGTCGAGAGTTTCACCACATACGACGGCAAGGTGTTCCTGAGCGAGGAAGCAGCCGTCCGCCACGAAAGCCTGCAACGGCTCTGCGAGATCATCCCCGAGTTCCAGATGGTCCGGCCTCGGATCGAGGAGCAACTGGATGCCGTGGCCTCCGCCATGGGTCCCATGGTGGCGTTCCGGGCTAGGGTCCCATCGAAGCCCGTCGTCAGCGGATCGTTGCGCCCAGTATCCGAGTGCCCGCACTACGTCGTATGCCCGCGCCCGGAGTGCGACGAGGCGGGGTACTGCCAAGCAGCCCCGGCAGCGGATCACGGCGAGCTTGCCGGAACCTGCGATTGTTCTGCCGGGATGAACGGGGCGGACGACCACGCGCCCACCTGCCCCAGCTATCGCCCCGTGGCCGGGTTGTCGCTTGCCCATGGCTAAGGTCCGTTCCATTACTATCGGATTCACGCGGAAGTACCAGCATCCGCATATCTCGTTCGAGAACTTTCAGATCGAGGGCGCTATCACCGTCGATCTGGAGGAGGGCGAGACGCCAGCCGAGGCAGCCGAGAAATCATTTCCGATCCTGCGCGAGCAGATGATCGCGACGTACAAGCAGTTCAAGCCCAAGGACGGGCGAGGAGGTCGAGACTAATGCGATACCGTGTATTCCAAGCAAGGTGGTACGATGACGCCAAGAACACTGTTCCTGTTACGATGCCCCGCCGTAAGACGACGGTTCGAGTCGTAAACACTGAGGACGAGGCCCGCCGCATCTGTACGGACCATAATTATGACCGCCGGGGTCGCAGGATCAAGCGTCCCTATGGTACGGCGTTCGAGTACGAAGGAGTAGGCTCGTGAAGAAGAAAGAACCCGAGATCAAGCCGCGCCGCATGGCGATGATCGGCAAGGTCCTCGCAATTCAGGTCGAGCCGGGGACCCAGATTTTCCACCCGCAGACTGGCGAGCGGCTGGGTATCGTGGGCGACCGCCAGCCGGTCATGAACTACGACGACAACGCCGTCTACCTGTCCACGGACGACTGGCTCGCCGCGAAGGCCGCGCTGCCAGCCGCCGACAAGAGCAAGAACCCCCTATCCGTACTTCCGGGGCTGCCCGGCGGATCGGTTCACTAAGGAGTCGAAACCATGTCCACGAAGAACAACCCCGGCGCGTTCCGCTGCTACGAGGCGGCGCTGCCCGACGAACACGTATTCACGATCCTCGCGCGAGACCCGGCTGGCCCGGCCACGTTGCGCTTCTGGGCGACCGAGCGCGAGAGGCTGGGCAAGACGGAGAACCCGGACGACCGCGACCGGATCGAGGACGCGCGCCGCGATGCCCTGCTTATGGAGGACTGGCGCGAGAAGAATCTGGACCCGATGGGCGACGGCAGCGGTCCTTCGTGGAAGCTGACCAAGATCACGGACGAGGAGGGCGGCCCGGTTCGCGTCAAGCCCGATAACGTCCAGTACGTGCCAGCCGAGCGTGATGGCGACGAAGCCGTGCGCCTGAACGTCGAGTGGCTGACCGCCCGCACCCGCGATCTGGTCGAGGGCCGGATGTCCCGCGAGGAATATACCCGGATGATCGAGATCGCCTGTCAGTCCCCGGATCGTCGCCGGGCAACCGAAATGAAGCGAGGCGGCAAAACCTTCGTGTTCAGCGAGGAGGAAGCCGACGAGACTGCGATCAGGATCACCGAAGAAATGTCGGTCAGCCTCGCCGTCCTCATTGATTCCTACCGCGCTGGTCTCAAGGGCCTGAGGTCGGACCCCCCTGTAGTGGAGCAGGACTTCCCGAACGTCCAGCCGCGCCGGGTCGGCAAGGTCCCCGAACTGGCGATGGGATACGGCAAAGGCTCCAGCCGGGACGTGACGGAGATCGACACACCCGATATGCCGCCGCACCGCTTCGCCATGTTCGACAAGGGCAAGGGCTGGGCCTACGGTCGGGGTCTGGAGATCAACCCGGCCCATATCCCGGCAATGCTCGACCGCATGGAGGAGGACGGCTACACGCTCGTCGCGGCGCTTGGCGCTCAGGCGGACAAGGTAGGTATGATCTTCCAGCGCGGCCCCCGCTACACGGCGTTCGAGCTTGCCCACGGCTTCGGCGACCCGACCGAGACCTACCATCCGCGCGACGGGGGCCGGGCGACCGAGAAGTCCGACCGCTTCCTCGCCGGGGAGCCGTTCGACGAGATCGACCCCCCTGTAGCGGAGTCGGACCTCGACCGTGGCCGGGGGCAAGAACCTTGACAGGAGAATCGTTATGTGGTGGATCATCGGAATCATAGTCGCCCTGCTTATCTGTTTCTGGGGCTGGGCTTGTTGCCGGGTAGCGGCAGACGCCGACCGACGCTGGGAGAAGATACTTGAGCAAGAGCGAAGATCAGCAGGCCGCCGAGATCGTCCGGCAGTTCGAGAACCGGATCGTCTGGCTGGCTGCGTTCCTTGTGAACCGGGCGAGCAGCAACGCATTGAACGAGAGATGCGCGAAAGCCGCTGACGAAGCTCTCGACGAATACCAGCAGCGATTCCCGGCGATCACGCCGCCCGGCTGAAACAAAGGGGCTTGACCCCGCCAGCGGTCTAGGCCATAGAGATGCCCGGCGATGTCGAGTCGCCGGGCTTTTCTTTTGCCGATCCAAGGAGTCGAGACCGCCATGGCACACCCCCAGTTCGATTACGGAATCGAGGACGTACCGGAAGCCGATGATGCCGCGATTGACCGCTGGCATGATGGTTGGTTCGACGGCCACGGCGCGAAGCCGAAGGCGTCCGACGACGCCGATTACCTCAAGGGTTATGCCGAGGGGCACGAGGCGCGCAAGGTCGTCGTCGTGATGCCTGAGCGCCCGGAGGGCTACTACCACATGCCGCTTGGCACGTTCGACTGAGAGAGGAAATGATTTCCATGTCTACCCGCGAAACCAGCCCCGAGATCGCCGCGCTTGCCGGTCGCATCCTCGCAGCGGGCAACCCGCTGGACAACGATCAGGTCGTCCTCGCCGTGCTTGAAGGTCTCGCCGAAGCGAACACCGGCAGGCAGGCGCAGGAAGCCCTCAAGACGATGTTCCAGCCGTACTTCGACAACATGCTCTCGCTCGCCGGGTCCTGCCTCTCGCAAGCCGAGGACGACGAGGACGGCGCGCCCCGTATCGCCCTGACCGCGAAGGTGGACTGGGAGAAGATCGTCAACGCGATCATCGGCGCGTTCGAGGGCGGCTCGACCTACTGGCTGCGCGGAGCCGACTACACCTACACGCCCGAAGGCGTGGTGAGGAAACCGGCTTACGCCGAGACCGATTTCTGGGCCAAGGGCGGCAAGATGAAGCTGTCTTACGACAACCCGGACAGCCCCGGCGACTCCGAAAAGGCGAGCAAGGAAGTCGGCCTGCTCGAAATCCGCGAGGGCCTGCGGTCGATGGCAGCCGAATCGCTTTCGCACTTCAACGATTTGCTAAACGAGAACGACGACGCGATCACGCACGACGTTTTCATCCAGCACGTCCTGTTCAGCGAGGTCGTCTATGGCTGAGGAGCGCAACCCGGCGACCGCAGCAGGCGCGCCCGAACCCCGCCGGGGCAGCACCGCCGAGATGGTGGAGCGGATCAAGGCACAGATCAGCAACCCCGCCGTCAAGATCGAGAAGAAGGAGCCGCCCCGTGGCCGTTGAACTGTTCATCCCGAAGAAATTCACGAAGGCCCACGAGTGGGTCATCCGGCAGGCGAACAAGATCATCGACGAGTATCTGGAGCAGGGCTATACGCTGACTCTGCGTCAGGTCCACTATCAGTTCGTCGCTCGCGATCTCTACGAGAACACGCAGGCCAACTACAAGCGTCTCGGGAACATCCTCGACGCGGCCCGCAAAGCCGGTCTCGTGGACTGGGACGCTATCGAGGACCGCACCCGCATCCTGCGCCGTATCCCCGTCTGGGACGGCCCGGAGAAGGCGCTGGAGCGTGTCCGGGACAGCTTCAAGCTAGACCCGTGGGACGAGCAGCCGAAGCTCCGCCGGGTCGAAGTCTGGGTCGAGAAGGATGCGGCGGTCGGTATCGTCCAGCCGACGTGCGATAAGCTCCGCATCCCGTACTTCTCGTGTCGAGGTTACTCCTCGTCGAGCGGCCTGTACGAGGCAGGCAAGCGGCTGGAAGCGTACCACAAGGCCGGTTACGAGACGACGGTTCTCTACCTCGGCGATCACGATCCCAGCGGGGTCCAGATGACGGAGGTATCGGAGGAACGTGTCGAGATGTACGCGCGCCACCAGATCGACTTCCGCCGAATTGCTCTGACCCTACCGCAGGTCGAGGAGTTCTCGCCCCCGCCGAACTTCGCCAAGGAAACCGATTCCCGAACGAAGTGGTATGTCGAGCGATTCGACACCGAGGAGTGCTGGGAGCTTGACGCGCTTTCACCCAAGACGGTCGATCAGATCATCCGGGCCGAGGTGGAGCCGATGATCGACGAGAAGGCATGGGCGGCCACGCTGGAGCAGGAGGAGGAGCATCGCAAGGTTCTCGCGGAAATCATTTCCGACTGGGACCGGACGAAGGCTGCCCCCGACATGCTGAACAAGCTGCGCGAGTTCGCGACCCAGTATTCGATTACGGGTGAACTCGACGATAACGGTGACGGGCACGAGGACACGATGTTCGCCCAGCAGGTCATCGACGAATCGGGTGATGTCCTGAACAAGCACGGTCTGCTGTAGTGGCGGATCGTCGCGAACGCCCGTGGCGCAAGCTGCGCGTGATCGTCGAGGTCACGGTGCCACCGAATTGCCGGGCGCAGGAGAAGGACCTGCTTCACGAGATCGAGCAACAGATCGCCCGCACGGTGAAGCTGCCCCGTCCGATCCACGATAACGCTTACGAGGCGGTCGTCCGCCTCAAGAGCTTCACCCCGTTCTGGCCCATGTTCCTCCGCAAGGAGAAGGGCCTACCAATAGGAAGGAAGAAGAATAATGACCAGCGCAGTACCGTTCCGTGACGCCACGGCAGAGCAGGTCATGGCGGCCCCCGGCAGCCGAGAGCAGAAGGCAGCGCGCTTCGTGGCGGCCCGGCGCTTCGGCGGCCTCCCGACAAAGGGCTTCCTGCTCGGCGACAACGATCACTCCCCGATGATGAAGGGCGTTGTCGATCTGACCACGGAAGTCTACAAACTGACCGATATGATCGGCGAGGCGGGCGATCTGCCCGAGAGCAACTGGAGTGCCATCGTTGAACAGAGAGCCAAAGTCGTTGCCATGCTTGAGGACCACGGGTGCCCAGCCGCAGGAGACGCCGGAAATGGGGATGAAGAAGTACGACGGGACGGTGATTGATCCGTTCTGGATCGACATTGCCGGTCGCGGCGACATCGACTTCCCGAAGGACTTCTATCGGGTTTGCTGCCGGGCGTCCTACGTGTTCCAGCTTGGACATTGGCGGGCGCGGCGGCGAGACGCCGAGGCACGAAATGATTTCGACGCGCTCGACCGGCTCGACCGCGAATACGAGATGATCGGACAATGAGCAGCAACGACCCCAAAGTCCTTGTCGAGTTCTCCCCAGAGGAAATCACTTGGCTCGCGGACAAGCTGAACGAGCTTAGGCAGGGCTGGACTGCCGCTGCGCTTTTCAAAGCCAGCGGCATCCAGCAGCGCGGTCAGGCCAGCGAGAAAGAAAAGCAGATGCTCCTCAAGATCGAGGAAGAAAAGAAGATGGAGGCGGTGATACGAAACCGGCTTGTCGATAAAGCCAGCGATCAGGGATTCGGCGACCTATGAGCGGGTGCGGCACCGTGTTCAAGGACGGCTCGGTCTGTTCGGTAGAGGCCAAGAAGGCATACGTTCGCCGGGCCAAGCAGACGCGCAAGCATCATTGCCACTGGCCCGGCTGCGATGCTCAGGTAGCCCCCGCGAAATGGGGCTGCATGAAACACTGGATGCGGTTGCCCAAGCGCCTCCGGGACAAGATATGGGCGAGCTTTCGTCCGGGGCAGGAGACCAACTGGACCCCCAGCCGGGAGTACGTGAAGGTCGCCAAGGAAGTTCAACTCTGGATCAGTTGCGAGGAATCAGGACTATGACGATCACGGTCAACAATCTGTACGAACACGCGGACGGCGGCTTCTACTGCATCCTGTCCGACACGACCCCCGGCAAGGACCCGACGACCGGCGAATGGCTGGACGGCGTGACCTACATGGGCACGGACGGCGTAATGCGCTGGACCAGCCGGGCGCGCTGGGATGAACGGTTCAACCCCGTGGCCGAATACTCCGGGGACGACGAGCAGGTCATCATGATGGTGCGCCGGGCGAATCCGGGAAACACGGACTTCGATTTCCTCCGGGTGTTCGAGTCGTGGCACGAATCGGAGATGGGCATCACCGGCCACATGCTCGAACTGGCGGTCGCGGTCGTCGTCGAGCGGTTCGCCAGCCTCTATCCGGCGCTGCCCGAGGGTGTCCAGAACCCGGACGACATGCGATTCGCGATCTCGACCGAGGACCTTCAACGGATCGTCCAGAGTTACGAGATCGCCCGCCAAGCGGTGCCTCACGGGTTTGTGTTCCATATTCGGAAATGATTTCCGATTACGGCTTGACATTAACACATTTCGAGCGCAGATCATTCCGCGTTCTTGAAGGTCGAAAGGTCGAACAATCTAATGACTGGCATAGGCCATAACTCCGGTTCGGAGGATGATACCTTCTCTGTCTCTGACGAGCAGTTGCAGAAGGCCACCGATGACCGGCTCCGCCTGCTGATCGAGCGCATCGAGCGGCTGGAGGAGGAGAAGAAAGGCGTCTCCGACGACATCAAGGACGTTTATGCCGAGGCCAAGGCGGTCGGGTACGATCCGAAAATCATGCGGCAAATTGTCCGGCTCCGTAAAATGGATGCCAATGCGCGCAGCGAACAGCAGATCGTCCTCGACACGTACAAAGCTGCCCTCGGTATGGGCTGAACGTGAAACTCGGAATTTAGGAGTATCGTACAATGTCTACCGCAATCAATCTTCCCGCCGACAAGTTCGACACGAGCATGACGTTCGTGACCCCGGACAACCCGCCCAGCCGGGTCCCGCTGGACAAGCTCGCCGTGCTGCCCGGCTTCAATACCCGCGTGAAGGACGCGGAGTATCAGGAGCGCGTGGTCGGCATCTCCGAGAGCATCGTCGCCAACGGCTTCTTCAACGACAAGCCGTTCGCCGTGACCATGCTGCCGGACGACGAGACCGTCTACATCTACGATGGTGAACACCGCTTCGACGCCGCCAAGCAGGCGATCCTCGACGGTGCCGAGTTCCCGGACGGCCTGCCGGTCGCATGGGCCAAGGACGGCGCGACGGTGCGCGATCTGACCATCCACCTTGCCCACGGTAACGCGGGCGAGCGCCTGAACATGGTCGAACTCGCGGCGGTCGTCCGCCGGATGCAGGGCCTCGGGATGGAGAAGCCCGAGATCGCCGAGGCGCTGGGTCGCACGACCCGGCATATCGACAACCTGTTCGTCCTCGCCGAATCGAACCAGACGGTCAAGAAGGCGGTCGCCGCCGGGCAGATCGCCGGGGCCGAGGCGGTCAAGCTGGTCCGCAAGCACGGCAGCAAGGACGCCGCGACCGAGATCACGGCGCGGATCAAGAAGGCTGCCGAGCAGGGCAAGGCGAAGGCCACGCCCAAGACGCAGAAGCCCGCCGGGCCGAAGATGCGTACCGTCACCATCGAACACGTATTCAAGAAGGGCGAGAAGATGGGCGATTCGCTCAAGTCGCTCGCGGGTTCGATCCGGGAACTGATCCAGATTTCCGGGGCCGACGTGCTGGAGGAGGACGGCACTGCCGCGATCCGTCTCACGCTGGTCGATCACGCCGCCGAAGCCGCCAAGGCGGAAGCCGAAAAGGCGAAGGCCGAGGCAGCCAAGGCCAAGGAAGCCGAGAAGGCGAAGAAGGCCAAGGAAGCCGAAGCCAAGAAGGCCGAGGCCGCGAAGAAGCGCGAAGCCGAGAAAAAGCTGCTCGCGGAAGCGGCTAAGGGCGACGGCAAGAAGGCGACCCCGAAGAAGGCCACCCCGGCGAAGAAGGCCGCCAAGCCTGCTGCGAAGAAGGCAGCGGACAAGGCCGCCAGCGGGGGCAAGGCCGACGAGGCCGCTCAGAAGCCCGCTGAGGGCGATTCCGAAGCTCAGGCTACCCAAGTAGCCGAGACCCCGGAAAACGCGCCCAGTGCGCCGGAATCGGGCGCTGAGCAGACCGATGACGGCATGGGCGGCCTCTAAGCCGTGATCTACGGCGTCACCGGCCACCGGGACGTTGAACAGGAGCCGGGCGAACTATTAGCGTTCGCCCGGCTTTCTGTTGCCTTGATGGTGGAGCGCGGCTGCACGGAAATCATTACCGGGATGGCGCGCGGCTGGGACCTCGCGGTCGCCCGAGCCGCCTTCGATCAGGGCGTCCCGTATTGCGCGGCGATCCCCTTTCCGGGCCAGCCGGACCTCTGGCCCAACGCCGATCAGGTCGAGTGGGCGTGGGCCGTCAAGCGGGCCTCCCGGCAGATCGTCGTCGGGCATAGCGCCCTGAACATCTTCTACCACAAGCGAAACGAGTGGATCGTGGATCGCTCGGCGGAGCTATGGAGCTTCTGGGATGGGTCCCCCGGCGGGACCCGGCATTGCACGTTGTACGCAGAGAAGATCGAGCGTACAGTGAGACCGCTCTGGGAGCCGTGGTTGCGCTTCCGGGCGGAAAGGACCTGATATGCCTCACTTGCCGCATTGCTCGATCCAGCGCCAGCCGAAGCCCACCGTGGCCGAGGAGACCCCGATCCAGCGCGTGATCGGAACCGGGATCGAACGACACCAAGGCACGACGCGCGCCCCGCGCCCGCGCACCTTGAAACCTCCCATCG